CCTTGTCCTGGTCGTCCTATTACAAGTTGGTTAAATGATGGATATATCAATGAAAACGATTATAACAGTCTTGAAATGGCTATTAATTATCTTGATAGTAGAGGTTTTAGCGATAAGCTATCTGATTTTTACTGGACAGACGACCCTGCTTTAAGAAACCGTGTGCTTGTTCCATTTACTTGGAAAAACAAACCAATGGGTTTCAGTGGGCGATTATTTGAGGATGGCAAGAAGAAGATAAAATACTTCTCTAACTATCCAAGTAATATGATATGGGGCTATGATTGTCAGCACCGTGATGCAAAGTTTTGTATTGTGGTTGAAGGATTGCTAGATGCTGTTGCCATTAATGCGTTAGCAATTTGTAGTAATGAAATCAATGATGGACAGGCTCAAGTTATTGAAACACTTGACCGTGATATCATTGTTGTGCCTGACCGTGATAAAGCTGGCATGGCAATGGTCAATGCTGCATTAAAATATGGGTGGGGAGTGGCGTTTCCTGATTGGGAAAACGGCATTAAAGATACTGCAGATGCAGTTGCCAAGTATGGTCAGTTGTTTACTATGCGCAGTATTTTAGACAGTGTTCAAACTAATAGATTGAAAATTCAACTCCATACTAAAAAATGGTTTTGACAATCTCAGATGAAAAGTATATAATTACATAATGGCAAAAACATACGATAGCGCAATACAGAAGTTATTCGTTGAGATGATGTTAAGTGATCCGCAAAGTTATGTGCGTGTTCAAAACATCTTTAACCCAAACAACTTTGACCGTAGTTTGAAGAGTGCAGCAGAGTTCATCAAAGAACACTGTGAACAGCATACTGTTATGCCACTACTTGAACAAATCAATGCTGCTACAAACAATACTTTTCAGCCTATACCTGGTATGACAGATGATCATACTGCGTGGTTTCTAGAAGAGTTTGAAGATTTTACCAAACAAAAAGAACTTGAACGTGCTATTCTTAAAGCAGCAGACTTACTTGAAAAAGGTGACTTTGATCCTGTTGAAAAATTAATTAAAGATGCTGTTCAAATTAGTTTAACCAAAGACCTTGGCACAGACTATTTTCTTGATCCAATTGCTCGTCTTACAAAGATTAAAGATAATAACGGGCAAACTAGTACAGGTTGGAATGCACTTGACCAAAAGTTATATGGTGGATTTAATCGTGGTGAACTTAACATTTTTGCTGGCGGATCAGGTTCGGGCAAATCACTTTTCATGCAGAATATTGCATGTAATTGGGTATTGATGGGTCTTAATGGCGTTTATATCACACTTGAATTGAGTGAAGAACTAACTGCTATGCGCATTGATAGTATGCTTACAAATACTGCAAGCAAAGATATTTTTAAGAGCATTGAAGATATTGAAATTAAAGTTAGAATGGTTGGCAAAAAAAGTGGTAAGTTTCAAATCAAGTATTTGCCAGCACAAAGTACTATCAATGATGTTCGTTCATATTGCAAAGAACTTCAAGTTCGTACAGGCAGTAAACTTGACTTTATCATGATTGACTATCTTGACCTGTTGATGCCAGTGAGTGCAAAGGTAAGCCCAAGTGACCTGTTTGTAAAAGACAAGTATGTAAGTGAAGAAATTCGTAACTTTGCAAAGGAAATGGATATTCTACTTGTTACTGCATCGCAGTTAAATCGTGCAAGTGTTGAAGAAGTAGAGTTTGACCATTCGCATATTAGTGGTGGTATTTCAAAAATTAACACTGCTGATAATTTATTTGGTATTTTTACAAGTCGTAGTATGCGTGAACATGGCAAGTATCAATTGCAATTAATGAAAACTCGTAGCAGTAGTGGCGTTGGTCAAAAGATTGAACTTGAGTTTGATATCGATAGTTTGCGCATTCGTGATTTGCCAGATGATGGTGATACTCACCAGTTTAAGAAGCCTGTTAGCAGCATCTTTGATGGTGTAAAGAATAAAAGCACTGTAACACCAAGTGTGACAGAACCAGAAGAAAGCGGCAAAATTGTAGCAGATGTTAATAGCAGTAAGTTAAAACAAATGTTGGCTAATATTAAGAAAACCTAACACTTTTTACATACTGATGCTGTTTTATCTTTTTTATAATTAGTTCACGATCATCGTATACTAGTTCCCCAAGTTTGATTTTGCCTGGTTTCAATTGATTATTGTATTCTGAATAACCTAATTTTTTAAAAAAATAGTAATTTTTAGTATAATAATTTGTGCACTCTTTGCTTATCCATTCTGCATCTTCATTAGCAATATCACTAAATCTTACAGTAAAATCTGCACTGTAATAATTCCACGGTTTAAAAGCATCATCATCAATGTATTCATCATTATCACGAACTAAATCTTCAAGTGTTTTGCCAATTTCAACATAATTTAAATATAAATCACCAAACTTGTATTTGCATGTCATATATTCAAAATCTTTTATTTCAAGAGTATCTGTTTTTGGTAAACTAAAGTATGTTGTTACCAATCTTGCTGGATTACCATACAAGACATTTTCTACACGATGAACTGCTATATTTAAATCAGCCAATGCTTTTTTTACTATAGGTGGAGAATTTACAAAAAAATTACCAGTTTGTTTATCTAATAAACCGTGATATTTTTCAAATATGTGATGTAAATAATTTAATGTATCAGTATCAGCTATATCAGTTAACGTTCGATTTATAATTTTTTCATGTGAGTTAATTACAGCGATACAATTATTAATTTTGTCAATTGCAATTTTTGTATCTTCTTGTAAATTATTTAATCCATAAAATCTTTGTGGGTCATCTATACCATAACCTTTTGTAATTGCGTCACATACTTTTAAATGCCATTTTTTTACTATTAAACTATCAATTAAATTAAAATCTAAAACATATTCATTGTCAATGTTATCTGGATTGCAAAGAGTTATTAAAAATTTAGTAGGCATATGTTTATTTAAATAACATACAAACTTCTATAAAAAAATATAAAATTTGTTACGATGATATACATTGAAAAGTTTTAACTGCATAATTTCCCATAAATAATACTATGAGGTAACTATTTTGCGTAAACAAACTCGTAGTATACTAGATGAATTGAGTTCATTAACAATCAATAAGAATTCTGGATTTGCATTGGAGAGTCGTGCCAATCATATCATCAATAGTGCTATAAATTTAATCAACCAAATTCGTGAATCCTATGATACTCCAGAGGCAGAAGAATTAGAACGTCGGTTATTAAATAGTATACGCACACAAGAACCGCAAAAGTTTGTTCGTGGATTGAGAAAAATCAATGAGAGCAAGTGAATTTTTACCTGAAGTAACAGACCCAAAATCGGTGCCGCCAAAACCAGGCGATCCTGAGTTTGAAAAAAGCAAAAAATCATTTATAGAAATAATTAATAAATTTACAAAAGATTATACTACAGAATTAAATGATATGAAATCAATGGCACCTGCAGATTATAAAAAATTAACTCAAAACCGCCAAGCAATGGTTTCAGATTTTCAACAAAAACTATCTAAAACATTAATAGCTAGAGGAAACAACTTTATCACTGATAGAGATTTTAATAGCATAGGATTAAACAAAATTAAATTTAGTAGTGGGCAAAAAAAACTTAAACAAATGCCAAATGCAGCAGCATCTGCTACAGCATCTACTAATGCTAATAATCAATCCGCTCAATCTCAAACAAACGCAACTGCTCCATCAATAATGGGAATTAAGCCTGATGATCCTAGATACGCATCTATGGCGGCTGCACTAGAAAAACAAAACAAAAAGAAAGCAACTGGTGAATCTATTGAAGAAGCAGTATTAAACTTAACCAAGAATGCAGTAATTCTTACTCCAACTGAAATTGATGGATTAGCGACTCGTGCAACACAGGTTTGGTATCAAAACCGACAGCTTAAAACGCAAAACCCAACACTTTATGCAAAAATGACAGGCGGTAGTGGAATGGCCAGCGGCAATAGTATGAGTAGCGGTGGTGTAGGCAGTTACGGCAGTGGCGGATTATCAATTCAAAATCAAGCTTTATCTGATCCGGATGTTTTTGGAGTAAATCCGCAATTAGGTAATGCTGCATTTACACAAGCATTTGTTAATAAATTAGATTCATTATCTAATAAATCTGACATTGAAAAGTTATTGCAAAAAATAAAACAAAAATCTGGTATTATTCCAACTCAAAAAACATCTGCATAACTAATAATATTTCTTAAGTCTGTATAAATACCTTTAGCGTAATAGTAAACGCAATTTTTGGAGAAATAAAATGGCAGATTTTTATCGTACAAATGGTAATGCTGGTGTAGTTGGTGATGGTAAGGGTTTTATCTCAACAGCAATCGGCGCTAGCTTCATCGGAAAGTTCCCTGTAGCACTAGCAGG